CCGACGGGCCCTTGGTGCAAAACTGGGGACTACGTGATGTTCCGTCCAAACAGTGGCACAAGGTTCCGCATTGGCGCTACTGAGTACCGACTGCTCAACGACGACTCCGTGCAGGCTATCGTCCCCAACCCCCGTGCTATTGCACGTGCTATCTAAGGAGTAACAGCGTATGGCTAGACAAGAGGTGACATTCGAGTTCCCCCACGAGGCGGAAGACTCGAACAGGCAGGAGCAGATGGAGGAGCTCAAGATTGAGCTTGAGCCGCCAAAAGGCCGCAACGAAGTAACCAAGAAAGTAGAGAAGCCGGAGACCAAAGCTGGCGAGTTTGAAATCGAGGTTGAAGACGATACGCCGCCCAAAGATCGCAACCGTAAGAAATCTGACCCCCCGGCAGAAGTGTCTGACGACGAGCTTGCGGAGTATTCCGACAAGGTCAAGAAGCGCATCCAGCACTTCAGCAAAGGTTACCACGACGAGCGTAGGGCCAAAGAACAGGCGTTGCGTGAGCGTCAGGAGCTGGAAGCCTACGCCCGCAAACTGGTGGAAGAGAACCAGCAGCTCAAGCAGACCACCGACCGTAGCCACAACACGCTCATTGAACAAGCCAAGCAGCAGGTGACGTTAGAGCTTGATGCAGCCAAGAAACGCTACAAAGAAGCTTATGAAGCTGGCGACGCTGACCAACTGTTGGCGGCGCAGGAAGCGTTGACCGCAGCCAAGATCAGAGGCGATAAAGTTGCGGGGTTGAAACCTAAGCCTTTACAAGACAAAGAGATTCCTGTACAACAAGCTCCAACGGCCCCTGTTCGACCCACGCAAGCTCCCACAGTTGACGAACGTGCAGAGAACTGGAGGCAGGAAAATTCGTGGTTTGGTGCTGATGACGAGATGACCGCATACGCACTGGGATACCATAGCAAGCTAGTGAAAGAGGGTGTAGACCCTCGATCAGACGAATACTACGAGAAGATCAACTCTCGTATGCGCAAATTGTTCCCAGAGTCGTTTGACGACGCTGAGGAAGAGCAGGAACCGCCCAAGGCTAAGGCCAAGGCACCTAATGTGGTTGCACCCGCTACGCGGAGCACGGCCCCTAGAAAGGTCACTTTAACGCAAACACAGGTCGCCATAGCCAAACGGCTGGGTGTACCGCTCGAACTTTACGCCAAACAGGTTGCTGAACTGAGGAATACGAAATGACTGCAAACAGACTGAGCCGAGAACTGGAAACCCGGGAAACGACCACCCGCACGAAATCGTGGGTACGTCCCGAGCTCCTTCCGTCACCTACTCCGGAACCGGGGTTTGTGTATCACTGGGTGCGCCTTAGCACCCGTGGGACTGCTGATGCTACTAACGTATCCTCGAAACTGCGTGAGGGTTGGGAACCCGTAAGAGCTGTGGATCACCCCGAGATTGTGCTGACAGGCGTCGAAAGCGAACGCTTCAAGGACAACATCGTTATGGGGGGACTGATGCTCTGCAAAGCCCCAGTTGAGATGGTTGAGGAGCGGAACGAGTATTACCGCAGTATGGCGAAGAGCCAGATGGCCTCGGTCAACAACAACTTCATGCGCGAGAATGACCCCCGTATGCCGCTCTTCAACGAGCAGTCTACTAAGGTAACTTTCGGAAAACGTTAACTTTTAGGAGCTAAAAATGGCTACCACCCAAACCCCCTACGGGCTTCGACCCGTTAAGCGCGTGGACGGCATGCCCTATGCGGGCGCCACTTCCACGTACTTGATTGACCCGGCTGGCTACGGCACCAACATCTTCTTCGGAAGCGTTGTGTACGTGAACGCCAACGGTTACATCAACATCGTTACCGGTACCGGCGCTGACGCCACTACCAATGACTGGCCGACTGGTTCTACCAGCGTATCCGGTGGTCTTGGTGTGTTCGTTGGTTGCAACTTTGTGAATGCTCAGGGTCAGCTGATCTTCAGTCAGTACTACCCCTCGGGCACCACTGGTGTGGTACAGGCACTTGTTGTAGATGATCCGATGGTTCTGTTCCAAGCCCAGTTGAGCAACACTGCAACTCAGGCTGCTGTTGGCGCGAACACGTTCTTTGCTGCTGCCCAGAGCACTTCGACTGGTAGCACCTCGACCGGTAACTCTACCAGCGCGCTGAGTGCATCTGTAGTTACTGTCCCCGCCGCCTTCCGCATCCTCGGTTTTGCTTCGCCCATCAGCGACGCTTACCCGGATGTACTGGTTAAAATCAACCCCGGTTTCCACAGCATGTCTGTGAACACCGGTCTGTAAGGAGAACTGAGACATGGCTATTTCACGCGCTCAACTCCTCAAGGAACTGCTCCCGGGCCTCAACGCCCTGTTCGGCCTTGAGTACGCTACATACCGCGAAGAACACAAAGAGATTTTCGAGACCGAAACCTCCGAGCGTTCCTTTGAAGAAGAAACCAAGTTGTCCGGCTTTGGCGCCGCCCCCGTGAAAAACGAGGGTTCTGCCATGGTTTACGACAACGCTCAGGAAGCTTGGACGGCGCGCTATACGCACCAGACCATTGCTATGGGCTTCTCCCTGACCGAAGAGGCCATGGAAGACAACCTGTACGACAGTCTGTCGGCTCGCTACACCAAGGCACTGGCCCGTGGTATGGCTTATACCAAGCAGGTCAAGGCTGCAGCTATCCTGAACCAAGGCTTCACCGGCTCGGGCAATCCGACCTACGGTGACGGTCAGGTTCTGTTCTCTACTGCGCACCCGCTGGTGTCCGGTGGTACCAACAGCAACCGCCCGACCACTGGCGCTGACCTTAACGAGACTTCCTTGGAAGCCGCCGTTATCCAGATCGCTGCTTGGACGGATGAACGTGGCCTGCTGATCGCAGCCAAGCCCCGCAAAATGATCGTGCCCCCGGCGCTGATGTTCGTTGCTACCCGTCTGCTCGAAACTGAGCTGCGTGTTGCCACCGCCGACAACGACTTGAACGCAATCAAGTCGAACGGTTCCATCCCCGAAGGTTATACAGTCAACCACTATCTGACTGATAACAACGCTTGGTTCCTGACGACTGACGTGCCCAACGGTCTGAAGCACTTCGTTCGTACCCCGATGCAGACGGGTATGGATGCCGACTTCGACACCGGCAACGCTCGTTACAAGGCAAGGGAGAGATACAGCTTTGGGGTCTCTGATCCGCTCGGCATCTGGGGCTCCCCCGGCGCTAACTAAAGCTAAATCAATCACTTACGTGATGCTTAGGGCCCTTCGGGGCCCTTTTTATTCCTATTTGTGATATAAGGCTTGCTAAGCGACTTTAACTAGCTTAGTATTACCTGTGTCGAAACAGGAGGTATTTATGGCAGTTATCTACCGCATCACCAACATGGCCAACGGCAAGTACTACATTGGGAGCGCGGAGTCCTTCGCCCGCCGTGAGTGGCAGCATAAGTACGATTTACGTAAGGGCATCCACAAGAACCCGCGCCTCCAAGCTGCGTGGAACAAGTACGGGGCCGATATGTTCGTGTTCGAGATAATCGAAGAAGTGCCGGTAGGGCAGACCGCCTTCGACTGTGAAAACAAATACCTTCACGAGCACGTCGGTAAGCCTGAGTGCTACAACGTGAATACCGACGCCATCGGGATGCGTACAGGAATACCGCACACAGGGGAGACTAAAGCGCTCTTATCTACCAAAGTCCAAGCCGCACTAGCCGAAGGCCGAGGAGGTAAGTTTATTCCCTCTGAAGAGACCCGCCGCAAAATGTCCGAGGCGAACAAAGGTAACCGGGGCCCCAAGGGGCATATCCGCACCGCCGAGCACCGTCGCCGTCTCTCCGAGGCCAACAAAGGCAATCAAAACTGGCTTGGCAAGCGCCACTCCGACGAGTCCAAAGCCAAGATGAGCAAGCGCGTCCTTGAGGTAACCACCAACACAGAGTTTGCGAGTCTTACCGCTGTCCTGCAGCACTACAGCATGACGATGCCGACGCTGCGCCGCGCACTTGTGGCGGGGACGCCTATAACCAAGGGGCGTTTCTCGGGGCTGCAGTTTAAGTACATTGACGCCACCACAACCTCCTGATATAAAGGCCCCAATCCCGGAACATTTGGGTGGCAGACGGCCCCGGGGCCGACGTCATGCAGACTGCCCCCTCAACTCGCATGAGAGGAATTTGCAATGGCTAATACTACCTTTACAGGTCCCGTCCGGTCGCAGAACGGCTTCCAGAACATCTCGATCAACCCGACCACTGGCGCTGTTACTATATTGAACAACGCAGGTCTGGCCCCTGTTGCCCTGCCCAACGCGGACACCGCAATCACCACCGCCGCCAACTCTGGCGTAGTAAACATCACTCCTGACGTTTCGGCTGATCGCACCTACACGCTGCCCACCCCGGTAGCGGGCGCAGTGTTCAACTTCATTTACGGCGGTGGCGCAGCTGATGGCCACGACGCTATCTTCACCACTGGTTCTGACCTGCTGTACTTTGTAGGCGGCGTTGTATTCACCGACACCGACACTAGCGCAGTATCCATGGTGTATTCCGACGGTAACTCCAACAGCAAGATGCAGGTCAACGTACCCGCTGCCATGAACGTCACGTTTGTTGGTACGAGCGCAACGACCTATCAGGTGTTTGGTACCGTAGTAAGCGCAACTGCACCGACCTTTGCTGACCAGTAAGGTCCATTTGAGGAGGTAGGTTATGCAGGGTGATATCTGGGCTATTACGCCCTCTACAAGCGCCACACTGCTTAGGGCCGCTACAAGTATTGCTGGCGCAGGGGCCTTGACGCTTCTGACCAACAACGTGTCGATCAGCGGTACGGGGTATAAGTTAGTCTTTACTTCGACAGGCAACGACAGCGGTATTACGTTTACCGTTAGCGGTGTGAAAGTAGGCGATCTAACAGGCACTATTACAACCGAAGTAGTTACCGGCGCTAACGCAACTACAGCAACGTCTACCAACTTCTACACTTCTGTGCAGGGCATCTCGGCAAGTGGTGCTTCGGCAGGTACCGTGAGTATTGGTACGACGGGCTCGATTGCGTTCCCCCGTACGCGTATCAAGAGCCTGTACTATGTAGGCACTACAAACGCAGGGTCAGTTAAGTTCAGTCTGAACGGCCCTTCGGGCGTTACGCTGTTGCAGTTGGACACACCTGCGGGCGCTACTGCGTTTGCAGATAGTCTGTTTGTGCCGGCGGAAGGTATCCTGACCACGCGTGGCGGGGTAAACGACTATGCCGTGTTGACGTTGACCGAAGTTACTAAGATAACGGTGTTCTGTGGCTAAATCTCCGGCGTGGACTAGGAAGGAAGGTAAAAACCCCAAGGGCGGCTTGAACGCCAAGGGGCGTGCGTCTGCCAAGGCAGAAGGTATGAACCTGAAACCCCCCGCGCCGAAGCCGAAAACCACGAAGGACGCCGCTCGGCGCAAGTCTTTTTGCGCCAGAATGTCTGGGATGAAGGCCAAAAACACGGGGTCTAAAGCAGCAAAAGACCCCAACAGCCGCATAAATAAAAGCCTGCGGGCTTGGAATTGCTAAGGTAACCACATGAAAAAGTACGCAGAAGGCGGCACGACACGCCGTAATCGCCCGGATGACGCAGTAAACTTTGATGCACTGCCGGATACCCCGCCGCCCGCGAGCCGCAACGCTCCTAAGCGCCAGATGACCATTGAGGAAATCGAGCGCCAAATGCGGAAAGCAGGCCAGATGCCTCCCGAGAGTACGGGGAATCCCGTGTACACCGGCAAGGTTAAGCGCCATGCCAAAGGTGGTAGCGTGACCCGTGGTGACGGCATTTGCACAAAGGGCCATACCAAGGGCCGCATGATCTGACATGCCGTCCAAGAGCAAAGCGCAGCACAACTTGATGGCTATGGTCGCCAACGACCCCAAGGCGGCTAAGCGGTTAGGTATCCCACAGTCGGTGGGGAAGGACTACGTTAAAGCAGACAAGGGTCGTAAATTTGCCGAAGGAGGCAGCATGAAAGAGTCCAAGAAAATGATGGCCAAAGAAGTGTCATTCATGAAGAAGAAAGGCGCTCCGAAGTCCATGATCCGCCACGAAGAGAAGGAAGCCAAGGGTTACAAAAAAGGCGGTAGCGTAACCCGTGCAGATGGCGTCGTTAAAAAAGGCCACACCAAAGGCAAGATGGTGTAAGCCATGATGTCCTGCCGAGGCATGGGGGCCGTAAACCCCGATAAGCTGCCCGGTGCCGCCCTCAAGAAAGGTGGTAAGGTAGAGTCCAAGGTCAACGAGGCTGGTAACTACACCAAGCCCGGCATGCGCGAGCGCATGTTCAACCAGATCAAGGGACAGGCTACGCAGGGTACCAAGGCAGGGCAGTGGAGCGCGAGAAAAGCGCAGCTGTTGGCTAAGAAGTACAAAGAAGCTGGCGGAGGTTATCGTGATTGACATTGAGCCAATGATAAACGGGCATATGTCCGTGTGTGCAATCCACGACGAAGGCCCCTGCACCTGCGGTACCCAAGAAGAGCTCGATGCGATGGAGTTGGAAGAGGCCGGGTTACGGCCAGAAGACTTTGAATGAAAGCGCCTCAGAAATCACTGAAGCAGTGGACCGACCAGAAATGGCGGACCAAGTCCGGTAAGCCGTCGAGTAAGACTGGTGAGCGGTACCTGCCCGAGGCGGCTATCAAGGCCCTGAGCTCGTCAGAGTATGCGGCAACTACGAAGGCCAAGCGGGCTGGTAAGAAACAGGGCAAGCAGTTTGTAGCCCAACCCAAGAAGGTCGCCAAGAAGACTGCGGCGTACAGGAAATAGCGATGACGACGTCCGGCACATACGAGTTCACCATGGACTTCACGGAAGTAGCCGAGGAAGCGTGGGAGCGTGCCGGACGGGAAATGCGCAGTGGTTACGACCTACGTACTGCGCGTCGCTCAATGAACCTGCTGACGATCGAGTGGCAGAACCGTGGCATCAACATGTGGACCATCGAGCAGGGGACTATTAACCTTGCTCAAGGCACTGCCACATATAACCTCCCAGCCAACACCATTGACCTGTTGGAGCACGTGATACGCACGGGCGCGGGGGGCTACTCTACGCAGTCAGACCTCAGTATCTCTCGTATCAGCGTCTCTACTTACTCAAGTATCCCCAACAAGCTGTCACAGGGGCGCCCGATTCAGATTTACATCGACCGGGCCCGGGATAACCCGACGTTCACCGTATGGCCGGTGCCTGACCAAGGCACGTTGCTTGCCCCTTATTACCAGCTGATCTACTGGCGCATGCGCCGTATTCAAGATGCAGGCAGTGGGGTACAGACCCCGGATATGAACTTCAGATTCTTCCCTGCCCTCGTGGCAGGTTTGGCGTACTACATCGCCCAGAAAGACCCCGAGTTGATGCCGCGCCTGCCGATGTTGCAGGCTGAGTATGAGCGTCAGTTTGAGCTGGCCGCTGGTGAAGACCGTGAGAAGGCAGCGGTTCGCTTTGTTCCGCGTGTCATGTTCCCGAGGTAAGCCGTGTCCAATAGGTTCGCCTCGGGCCAAAAAGCGATCTCGGAGTGCGATGTGTGCGGTTTCCGCTACCGTTTGCGCGAGCTGCAACCCTTGATTATCAAGGGCAAAAATACGAACATACTCGCGTGTACGGAATGCTGGAACCCCGACCATCCCCAGCTGCATTTAGGTGAGTATCCGGTCAGCGATCCACAAGCTATCCGTAACCCAAGACCCGATTTCACTGGGTACCCGCTAAGCCGAGAGCTCGTGTTGCCAGTCGCAACACCTGCGCTGATTCCGGCAATTGGCTCGGTCAAGATCGTTATCACTTAGGAGGCACCATGAAAGGCAAGTCCAGCTGTGGCACCAAGATGGTCAAGATGAAGAAAGGCGGCGACGTCGGCGCGAAGAAGATTGCCAAGACCGAGGTCAAGGCACACGAGAAGCGCATGCACGGCATGAAGAAAGGCGGCGGCGTGAAGATTCGCGGTACCGGCGCAGCTACCAAAGGCACTATGGCCCGGGGTCCGATGGCGTAACGTATGAACTACGTACAACTGAAGCAGAACATCCAAGATATCTGTGAGCAGACGTTCACGGAAGATCAACTTGCGATGTTCACCCAGCAGGCAGAGCAGAAGCTGTATGCAACTGTAGAGCTTCCCGCGCTTCGGAAAAACCAGACTGGTTCGTTCACGTCAGGTAACAAGTATCTGACGATGCCCAGCCGCATGTTGTACGTGTACTCGCTGGCAGTGATTGACGGTGACGGGGACTACGTTTACCTGCTGAACAAAGACGTCAACTTCATCCGCGAAGCTTACCCGTCGCCATCGAGCACGGGACAGCCCAAGCACTACGCGGTGTTTGACCAGAATACGTTTATCATCGGCCCGACCCCCAACGCCAACTACGCCGCAGAGCTCCACTTTGCCATTTACCCTGAGTCTATCGTGGTCGCAGGTACTACGTGGCTCGGTACAGAGTTTGACTCCGCCCTGCTGAATGGTGCGTTGATCGAAGCTATCCGGTTCCAGAAAGGTGAGCCCGATATGATTGCGACGTACGAGAAGCTGTACGTGCAGGCAGTGGCACTGCTGAAAAACCTTGGCGATGGCAAATTGCGTCAAGACATGTACCGGGATGGCCAAGTCAAAGTCAAGGTGGTGTGATGTTCAGTATCGTAACAGGCGCAAAGCTAGGGGAAATCAAGGCGACGAGCGTATCAGGTCGCGGCTTTACCCCAGAAGAAGTTGCCGAGCAGGCGCTTGCTAAGATCGTCTCAGTGGGTGGTAACTGCCACCCGGTCATACGCGATCAGGCTGAGGCGTTCAAAGATGAGATTCGTGGGGTGCTAGTTCACTACATGAAGCAGGCTGTAAGGTCCAACCACACTACGTTGGCAAACCGTTTCCGAGCCGCTGGGCACCCGGAACTTGTAAAACTACTGGAGAGCTGAGATGCCTATTTC